ATAACTAGTGGTGTTATTGAGTATGGTTGTGGAGACCCATCTGCACAGATTACTGCTAGTATTGGTACTGGAACTACAACCAGTACACAAATTCTTACAGATACTGTTTGTTCAGCTTTAACATCATATCAGAATGATTTTTGGTATGATGGGTTATTTAATTATAGTGCATCTACAAATTGTTGTTCGGGTGGGACATATGATGGTATTTCGATTACAATATCACCTGGAATGGTACCTCTTACTTCCACAACCGCAAATGTTATTTCTGGTTCTGTTAGATACGATATTATAAATTATGCAGGAGCTCCATTTGCTGACGCTGACGGTGTTGTCGTAGCGACACTACGTTCAAGAGGTGTTAGTACAACTGCTAGTGGTGGACCAGTTTACACTGTTTCCGCTGATACTGTAGATATTGACTGTACTGGAGCATACGCTGACGCATTAAAAGACCCATTTAAATCATTCGGAATAACAGCTTCAACAGTAGCTGGAGATAACTACAGCTTTAAAACATCTATGGATATAACATCTAAAGACTATATGTCTAAGGTGTTTGGTAGGTCTCCTTTCGATAAAGTAGCATCAGAGGTACCTATATTCTTAGAGGAAGGGTACCCGGTAATGTTAAAACATATGTACAATCAGGGTAAGGTTAGAGGGTTGAAATGTTGTCTGAATTACTTACCTGGAGCTAGAGAAGCTTCAAACACAAACACTATAGGTTGGTACATGAACGAGTGGAGGACACCTGAAACACCATGGTTAGTTTCTGAGCTACAGGGTGTAGACGTATACAAACTATTTAAGTTTATATCAATTTCAGATGGTACTTCAGCAAATAGAGAATACAAAGTATCCATATCTAACCTATCTTTTGAAAGAGGTGAGTTTGATATAATTGTTAGAGATTTTTATGATACTGACTCTTCTCCACAAATATTAGAGAAATTCACAAGATGTAGTATGGACCCAACAAAAACTTCGTTTGTAGCTAGGAAAGTTGGTACTTCTACAGGTGAGTTTGAATTAAAATCTAACTATATAATGTTATATCTAGCTGAGGGTGTACTTGACGGAACTTTTGTAGGTTCACTTCCTTGTGGGTTTGAAGGGTATAAATTTAGAAGTTACGGAACATGTTCAATAAACCCATCACTTCAATTTAAAACTAAATACTATAATCCTGGTGACGTTGTTTATGAAGGACCATTTGCTTCCGGTACTATCGCTACCGCGAACCAAACACTAAGTGGTGGTGATAAGGTAAGTAAAAATTATCTAGGTTTATCGTCTAGTTTATTAGACTACGACTTCTTTGACTTTAAAGGATTCCAAGTACCAACCGCTACGTGTACCTCTACTGAGGGTGATGAGTGGTCTGTTGTTACAGAAGGTTTCCATATGGATGTAAGTGCTTCAGGAATTACTGGTGGTGCTGGAACATACCTTAATTTATCGGCTACAACATTAAGTGGTAACCCAGTATTCCAGTGTGGGGCTGGACAGTTTAGTACAGAACCAACATCGGCTACAGAAACATATAAAAAATTACGTACCCGTAAGTTTACATTAGCTCCATATGGTGGATTTGATGGGTGGGACATTTACAGAAAAACTAGGTCAAACACTGACGACTATAGAATGGGTCTTACAGGATTCTTAAATGGTGCGTGTACAAGTAGTGAGTTTTCTACCGCAACTGGTTCTGGTACATTTAAGAAATTAAGTAGTACTGAAGCTAATACAGATTACTTCGCTTACCTAAGGGGTATAAACACATTTAGTAATCCAGAAGCTATTGATATTAATGTATTCGCTACACCGGGTATTAATTACGTTGATAATTTAGGTTTAGTTAACGAAGCTATTGATATGGTTGAGTCTGATAGAGCTGACTCATTATACATCACAACAACACCAGATTACAATATGTTTGTTAAATCAACAACAGATATAACTAATATGGTTGGTGTAGAAGAAGCCGTTGATAATATGGACGACTCATTAATAGACTCTAATTATACAGCAACTTATTATCCGTGGATTCAAGTTAGAGATACAGCTAATAACAAACAAATATTTATACCACCAACAGCTGAGGTAATGAGAAATATAGCATTAACTGATAATGTTTCATTCCCATGGTTCGCGTCAGCTGGTTACACTAGAGGTATAGTTAACGCTACAAAAGCTAGAAAGAAATTAACTTTAGATGAAAGAGATGTGTTATATGTTGGAAGAATCAACCCAATAGCTACATTCTCTGATGTTGGTCCAATCATTTGGGGTAACAAGACTCTACAAGTTAAGGAGTCTGCTTTAGATAGAATTAACGTTAGAAGATTATTATTACAAACTAGAAAATTAATATCAGCGGTTTCTATAAGACTTATCTTCGAACAAAATGACGATATAGTGAGACAACAATTCCTAGACTTAGTTAATCCAATCCTAGACTCAATTAGAAGAGATAGAGGTTTAACAGACTTTAGAGTTGTATTATCTAGTGACCCTGAAGAAATAGATAGAAATGAAATGAGTGGTAAGATTTATATCAAACCAACTAGAGCGTTAGAATATATCTATGTTGAGTTCCTAGTTACTCCTACGGGAGCATCATTTGAGGATGTATAAACAATAAATAAATTCATAAATAGGGGGTATATCTCCCTATTTATGTTTAAATCATATTTATAATAAAAGTGAAGATGAAATTTAATAAGAAAACATTAGCTGAAAGTATCGAGTCAGAATTGTCCGGTAATAAACATTTTACAAGTGGTAAGAAACAAAATGTGGTAATTACAGAAGCTCAACTAGAGAGATTAGTTGGGTCAAATAAGGTTGTTAACAAAAATGTTGTTACTGAATCCATAGATGATGTTATAAGAGAAGCTTATGAGTTAATTAATCAGTGTATTATTAGTGAAAGTATAGATAGTTTAGATATAGGTGATTATATTCTAAACGAACAAGGTCAGTACAATAGAGACCCTGGTGTTGCAGCTGGTGAAGGACTAGAGAATGTAATTAACAGTATAAAGAAAGCTTATGAAATGGTTAAGGATTCTGATATGAGAAAGAAAATCGAGAATACCTTAGTTAAATTAAATAATTTTATGGTAGTTACAGCGGACGCAATAGGAGCTGGAAGAGACCAAAGAGCCCCAAGACCTACAGACTCATTAAAAGACCCATTACCATATCCAGAATTGGAAGAAGGTGAGGTTGTTGAAGCAGCAAAACCAGACTTTTTAGATTTAGATAAAGATGGTGATAAAAAAGAGTCTATGAAAAAAGCCGCTAAAGACGCTAAAAAAGAAGAGGTTGGTGAAGAAATGGAAGAAAATCACCCACCATATGAGGAAGGTGAAGACATAGAGGAAGGTATTTGTGAAAATTGTGGAGAAGTTCATGAGGGTGGATGTGGACACCATACATCTGTTGAAGATGCTGATATGTTTGATGCTACAGAAGGTGACGGAGACTTATTTGATGACGAGGAGGATGGGTTTAATCAAGACAAACTTCAGTTTGGTGGATTTGGATTTACAGAATCTAAAGAAAAATCAAAAGAAGAATTAATAGCTGAGGATATTAAAAGAATGAAACAAGTAATCAAACCAATCTCAAAAATATAAATATGAATAATAGATTTAACTTAAACGAGTCGGAGAAAAACCGAATCAAGGGATTACACGGTATAAACATTATTAACGAACAAGAAGAAGCTAATTTAGAAACAAAAATTGCTATGGTTGATTGTGCTGAAGGTTATAACATACCAGAAACAGTTATTGATTTAGCAGGGTCAATTTCAGATAACATGATGAGTGCAGTTCCAGAAGGAAAAAATCCTTATTCTGTTTGGATGGCGGCTTTTATAAGCCAAGTGACCGAACATGGAGCAAAAGAAGTTGCTAAGATGTTAGGAGAAATTGAAGTTGGTTCTGGTTGTATGTACGATATATTAAAATCACAAGACATGTTAAGTGTGGTAAAAAAATAATAAAGTGTGGTTCATATAAAATATAAAAGGTCCTTTCGGACCTTTTTTTATTTATCGTCTGTGATAAGAACACCACCATTAAGTAAAATCAATAATGATATATATGGACAATAGAATGGAGCTTTAAGTATGTGTGATAATACATACACTGTATACCATAAAGATGTAGGTTCATCACCTCGTCTAGCCTCAAAAGATAAATAAGACTTTCTAATTTCTTCCTTATTTATTATTAGGAATAAGAACATTAGTAATTCAGATATTATTAGGTAGTTTATTATGTAAGTCATTTTATTATAGGTTTATCGATTAGTATTCTTTAATATATACGAGTATTAATTCATTTGGTTACATTTAGTAACAACCGTCTTCATCAAAACAAAGTATCCCATTAAGTTTATTAAAAGACCAAGGTACTTGTACAACAATAATATATGTTCCGTCTTCCACATATACCATACCATAGTCTGATGTAAGAGGGTCCTGTATATAATAAGTTGTACCACCATTAACAGTATCTATAAAGGTACTTAAAATCATATAAGTTATAGATTGTTCTATGAAATTTACTGTAAAATAAAAACTAGACGTGTCTATATCTATAGATACCAAATCGTTATATGAACCCACTGTTGTTAATACAGCGTTTGATGTGTTATAGTTATTAGTTAAACTGTCCACAGTAACATTAATGGCATGACATTGTTGACTCATCATAATTGTTTGTGAATTAACTAATAGTGGGAATAGAAGGAAGAATAGTATTTTTTTCATTGTATTATATTTTATTATTAATTGATACTACAAAGATAAGTAAAATAATCCATTTAAACAAGTTTATTGATATTTATATTATATGAATAAAAAGATTATAATTAGTGAGAAACAGATTAAATTATTAACTGAGGATGTTAGTGGTGAAAACCCTATTGATACAAAAATACTTAGAGCTTATTCTTTTGATTGGGATGACAACATCATAAATATGCCTACCACTATAAAGGTTGTTAAGAATGGTGAGAAAATTGAGGTTCCTACAGATGAGTACGCTAATATTAGAAACAATCCTGAGTATATATTAGGTGATGACGCTTTTGATAATTTTATTAGTGACGAAAAATTTTTATCTGACCTAGAAGAAGCTATAAAAACAAAATCATTTGCTCCATCATTCGACAAATTCAAAGAAGCTTTAATATTCGCGAACCCAATATCAATAATAACAGCTAGAGGACATGACCCCAAGACACTTAGACGTGCTATGGATATTGTTATTTCTGGCACATTTAGTGAAGAAGAACTTTCTGATATGTTACAAAACATACAAGAGAGGTTTACTGAAACAATAGATTTAGGTGCACAAGAAACATTAAAAATATACTTAGACGCACAAGATTACCACCCGGTTACTTCTGAAATTTTTGCTAAAAAATTCGGACTTATAGCTGGTTCGGCATCTAACCCAGAATACAATAAGAAAATAGCTTTTAGGAATTACGTTGAAAAAATTATTGACAAAACAAAAGAAATGGTTAATACAAAGTATAACAAACTATCAATAGGATTTAGTGACGATGATTTGGGTAACATTAGAACCATACAGGACTTCATTGAAACAGAGTTAAAACACGAATTTCCTGACGTAAAATTCACTATATATGACACTTCTGATGGGGGTAATAAAAAAATAGTAGTTAAACAATTAGACTAAAAAATCAATATGGGATATTTTTTATAGTTCCATGATATTTATAGATAACGAATATGTATAAACAAGATAATAAAAAGAATAAAAAACAAATATAATGGCTGATTTATTAATGAAAATGCCGGTTCCTTATGAACCAAAGAGAAAGAATAGGTTTATCTTACGTTTTGATTCATCACTTGGTATTAATGAGTGGTATGTTGAAAGTACGTCTAGACCACAAGTTACTATTAACTCGGTAGAAGTACCATTTTTAAACACATCAACATATGTTGCTGGTAGGTTTACTTGGGGTACAATTTCTGTAACATTTAGAGACCCAATTGGTCCATCAGCTGCACAAGCACTTATGGAGTGGGTTAGAATGCATTCTGAGTCAGTTACCGGTAGAATGGGTTACGCTGCTGGGTACAAGAAAAATATAGATTTAGAAATGTTAGACCCTACAGGGGTTGTTGTAGAAAAGTGGATTCTACAAGGTTGTTTCTTATCTGATGTTAACTTCGATAGTTTAGGTTATTCTGATGACGGTTTAGCAACTATTTCAGCTACACTACGTCCAGATAGATGTATATTAGTATACTAACAAATAAAATATAAATTTTATAAACCCATTCTTAACAGAGTGGGTTTTTTGTTTAAAAAACTATTTACTTTCAAACTTTAAGGTGTCATAATTGCATTATATAAACCCTTTAGCTATATATATTTATTTAATTGCTTATATAAATTATATATCTATATATTTACAATAACAAGCTATAACTTATATTATATTAATATGAACGAACAACACATGGAATCAATATTACCTTATGACATGGTATCCCTACCATCACAAGGTGTATTTTATCAAAACGGGAAAAAGTCTGTT